ATGTAGATTAATTTTTTTCAATTCTCTTAATATACCCGTAAGTAAATTTTCTTGCTCAAAAGAAGTAACTTTTAATTCGTCTTGTTCTGGTCCTGCAACGCCTATTTTTTGAGCATCGCCTTCAGTGTCTGTTGCTACTATAGTGCTATTTGCATAAACTATCATTATTATACTCCTACACAAAAAATGGCTAAGATACACATAATTCAAATATCCAATTTAAGAGATTGAAGTGATCATGTTTCTTAGCCATATTCTAAATAATATCCTTTTGTTTTTTGCTTATATCATATTTTAAATCCTAACTTCTTGTAGTAATAGCATTCAATTCCTTTATATAAATTTCCTCTTATTTTAATTATACCCCGTCTTATTATAATCTTCCAATAAATGCTATTATCCATTTATAACAATTTATGTTTATCTTCTTTGTATTTCCAACTCCTTAATTCTCTTCATCAAAATACGGCAAAGACTATCTTTACCAGCGCGAGGTTTCGCTTCTGACAAAGCATATTTTAATAATTTGAGATCTGTGGTCTTCGGAATTACTTCCCTTGCCTGTCTAACTGATAAAGATACAACATCACTTATGTCCATATCTTTTGGTTTTAAGGTTGTTATATCTACTCTTTTTTCTTCTATTTCAACTTCTTCTTCAACGACGGGCTCGTCTTCTAACACAATTCCCCACATATCGTTGTCTTTTAATTTAACATTTTTTAACCAACTAATAAACTCATCACCTTTGGCTAAATCATGTTTCTTCCCATACTGATCATATAATTCACTAATAGGTATTTTTCCCCCAGGAGCTACAGCTCTTTTCATAGCATGCATCCACATAGGGGCTTTATTTATAATGTATCCTTCCATAATAGCGTTCTCCTTCTCTTTGGTTTTTAACTACCTTTTCCTATTCTAAGTTTAAATCACTGTCCTTGTTTATTCTATCTATTATAAAATGTAATATATTGGATAATCTGTGTAGAACTATACCAATAAAAAACACATTTAATATCATACTTTTAAAAAATAAAAATGAAATTGCTACAAACCAACCTACCCATACTGAAGTACAGTATCCACAATCAAGTAAACTATGCATCCAATTAAAAAATTTATTTTTTCTTCTATCAAAAAAGAATTTTCTGGTGGGTTCAAATAATTCGGATTTAGTTATGATTTGTGTTATTGCTTCGGTAAGTATGGTTAAAAATATAACAATTCCTAAAATGCTTAACATATTTCACCTTAAATCTATCTCACGTTGCTAAATAAATAACAACGTGAGATAATCTATTTTATAGACTTCTATCAATAACACCCAGTCCAAGCATTCTGCTATCTAAACAAGCAAAACCAAGCTCTGCCCAACCGAAAAATCCTTGTTTCTGTACTCTGAGTAATGTCGGATCATCGTGAGCTTCAAACTCTTTACGAATAGGCATAACGAGAGAGTCATTCACTGTTAAATCAAAACCTAAGATCTGGGTTTCACCTAATGTATTAATTGTACCATCAGCATTAGTTTTATTAGCATTATCTAGTGTATAATTATTAAAAACACCACCAGAAGCCAAAAACTTACCAAAAGCTGAATCTGAGCTATTAATGTTGTACATACCAGTAGCTCCCAGATGTTGTACTTCATTTAGACTTACATTCCAAATACTTCCCATACCAGCAGCTTGAAAAATTTCACGTCTGGTTACAGGATCGATATCAGTATCAGTCCATTCACGGATATCTGCTGCATCTTCAGGAGATACATATAGGTCTGTAAGTGTTCTACCAGTTCTCTTGAACCCAACTATCATTTTGTTGATGAGTTCTTTTGAAAGGTATCCAGCTCCAGTAGAAGCAGGATTGATCTCATAAATAGGAGCACTTCTTGACCCTAAAAGACCTTTACCTGAAAACGCTGAGGTAGCAGCTGGCATAATTACTCTCCAACCACACTCTTCCTCATAATTAGCTAGATCTTTAGCTGCTCTAGCTGCCGCTCTTGTCGGTATATCTATACGAGAATCTCTCGCATAAGTAAGTTTCCAATCAGCAGATGTATCGATTGTAAATGTAGGAACATATACTTCTTCTCCGATACCTTCGATGAAGTTCTGCGCAACGTAACCAAGACCTGGCAATACCCATACAGGAATCTCAAAGTCTTCGGCAATTGGATAAACTGCTTGTGCCCCTGGGGCCAAGCGCTCAACTGCAAACAGTTTACGCATAATTGATTCTAGTTCAATCTTCTGCAGGATCGGGGTTGTTAAAGCAGCTGCGAATTCTTTATAAGCAGCGAGACCTTCAGGTGTCTGAATGTCGGCTGTGGCCTTAAAAAGATCCATCATTTCTTTTCTTTCCATAATAACAACTCCTCCTAATATTAATTTCGGAAGCACTGTTTGTGCTTTAATCCGTATAAATTTTTTTTAATCTATACCAAAAGTTTAATTCTAATTGGGTATAGTGTAGTATTCTGTGCATTAGCAGTAATCTTAGCAACGCTAGCGCCTTTAACAACTCTGGCTACAGTATTAGATCCATTACTAGCGGCATACTCACCGTTGTAATCAGTACCATCAGAAGTGGTATCACTATTAGTAACCTTACTTTCATCAACGGCTGGGAATAAAGAAGCGCCAGGTGCCAGAACAGCACTTGGTACATAACCAGCATAAGCAGTGGTTGTACCGCCAGTACCCTTTGCAATATAATGCACTGTATCCCAAATACCAAGATGAGCTACACCAAGAGGTGCCTCTTTGGTACCATTAATAGCGCCAGAACTGTATGAAGGTTGCGCAATAACATCACTAGATCCAAGATCGCCAGGCATCATAAAACCAGCAGGATGAACATTATGATAACCAGTTTTAACTTTCTGCATAGCAAAGCCAAAAGGCGTTATATCACCAGTGGAATGTACATATTTTTTAACTATAGCTTCTTCGTTAGTAGCAGAAGCATCTAAATGCAAAACTGCTCCAGCATAACAAAGTACTCCACCAATACCAGTAGCAACGCCAGTTTGCGCTTCGTAACTACAAAATTGATTTTCTACAACAGGATGTCTAGGTATAAACATATTCCTCTTTCCTCCTTAATTATTCTATTCTTTTATTAACAAATCCGCCATTGCTGTACCAAGTTTTTGATATTTGTTTTTAATATCATCAGCAGCAGCAAGCTCCAAATTTAGAGCCGCTTCTACAGCCTGGTTTTTATCTATATTAGCTGGCGGTGTTTCTTCTTCTTCCTCTGCATCTTCTTTCTCTGCATCTTCTGTCTCTTCTTTCTCTTCAGTGTCAGCTTCTTCCTTTTCTTCTTTCTCTTCAGTGTCGGCTTCTTCTTTCTCTTCAGTGTCGGCTTCTTCTTTCTCTTCCGTCTCATCAGATTTAGACAGTTCTGCAATTATAGCAGCTCTAACAGCAGCTAGTTCATCTTTATAAGATGCAAATTCTTCGTCAGTCATTTCCCTGACTTTAGACGATTGGGCTTCTTTATCAGAAATAACACCGGCTTCCTCTAGCTCGGTGATTCTGAGTGCAGTTGCCTTGTCTTTTTCAATTTCTTCCAAGGTACTTTCTAACTCCGCAGAATGTTTCTTTGCTTCTGCAATCTCTTCCTTGACCGCCTCAAGGTCAGTTTCAAGATTAGTAGCTTTTTCTTTGGCTTCAGAAAGTTGTTCTGCTAATTCTGAAACTTCAGAATTCTTAGCTTCCAAAGATACAGTCAAATCTTCAATAGTAGCTGCAGCTTTACTAAGAGCTTCTTCAGTTTGTTTACGAATTTCAGTCTCTTCCTTTTCAGAAAATATCTTGGCCACTACAGCCTCAACATCTTTCTTTAATTTATCATCCATTAACAATTGTACCTCCTATATATTTTTACATCATATACAAATGTAATATTTAGGCAGCACCAACCTGATTCCCTTTATTTAGGGATTTTGCGTCTTAATATCCTTTTCCTAAAACAAAATACACATTCATAATTATTACATTAGTATTCGTAAAAATCAGATATAAAATCTTAATTAGGGTAGATCTGCTTTTATATTAGTAGCACTCCAAGTGCTACAATTAAGCCCTGTAATAACTGGGTCTGCACCTAACATAAACATAACATCAACCGTAGATGATCCATTATCCGCACCAGCGGTAAGACCACTCAATTTAATTTTACCGTCAGAACTTTCATCTTTTTTGGTATAAAAAGCTCCGGCATCATAATTAGGTGTAGCTATAACACTAGCATAGGTTACTAAATCAAACCCGTGAAACTTGGTTCCACTTGCAACAAGTGTAATTTCAGTAATACCAGATGCTACAGTATATGTGCTCGCCCAAACAAAAGGATACGCATGGTTATTACCCATGTTTCTCCAGATAACCTTTAAACTATCGTCACCATTAATTCTTGTTAGTTTAGGCGTACTTCTTAATAGCCCTGTCTGGGGCTGTCCTAATTGTGTCATATAAATCCTCCTTTACGATTGTTATTTTAACTGACTCGTATGAATCAGCTTTTAAAGCAATTTGTTCAAATTATCTAACAAATCTTTTCTTTTATCA